AAATGCTCTTGATTTTGTTCTTAGCCCACTTAGATTGTTAGCAGACGGTGTAGGTTATGTTACTGGAATATTCCAACCGTTAGCAGATGTAGTTGGAATAAAATTAATGGGCGCATTTAATTCTACCAAAGATTTGTTAGAAGATACTTTTGCTCCACCTATAGAGTTTGTTGGCAGAATGGCTGACGATGTAGGTAAGATGATAGATCAAAATTTATATCCTGCAATTGAAGCTGTTAGTGACTTCTTTATGGGCGGTTTCTCAACAGCACTAAACTGGGTGAGAGACGGGTTAAATTGGTTTGGCGATGCGTTTGAACCTGTGATAACTCCAATTGCAGACGCATTTGGTTGGCTAGGAGAAAAGATTGATACGATTGGGCAGTATTTTACTGATTTCTTTAATAGCTTTAGAACACTAGGTGATGTATTTGACGCTTTCAAACTAGCAATAGCAGATATGAGAATATCATTTTATGAGCTAGGTCTGCAATTAAAGGCATGGGGTGATACATTAACACTTGGTACAAGTGATGAAGAACAAGCCGAGCAAGATTTGATGCGAAAAAACATCGACATCATGAAAGAAAAAAATGCAGCAGATCGTGAAGCACTTGCTAATAGATTTGCTATAAACCGTTACGAATCTGAAGTAGAAGCCGCAGCAATTGCTCAAGCAAAATTAGCAGAACGCGGCAAGCGTGACAAAGAGCTTGAAGATAAACTAGCAATAGCCAAAGAAAATTTAGCCAGAGCTCTTAAAGGTGAATTGCAACAAACAAAAGATACTGTAGTTACTGATGCAAAACTTAATGCTCAAAAAAAAGCAGAACTAGAACTTAACCAAAGTTTAAGCAATGCAACAAATACACTAAAAGATTTTGCCAAAAACGAAGATAGCTTTTTGGTATCACCAGATGGTTCAGTAATTAAAGATACTAGAGCAAGTGTGCCAGTTGGACAGAACAGTAGTGCTAGAGATAATGGAGTAAGAGGCACTATTAGAGCAGGTGATGAAACTAACGCTTTGGATGTTATAAGTGAACAAAACTATCGCCAAAAGAAAATGGACAATCCAGATTACGTTCCTGGACAGTCAGAAAAAGAAGCAGCAGCTCAAGCTGCACTAAATACACAAGCAAGTTTACAGATACAATCTGAAACTTTAAAAGTACAAGTTAGAATACTAGATGCACTTGAAGAAATGGCTAGTATGAGAGCATAAGGAATTAGATGAGCTGGAAAAAATATTTTACGCCTGTAGCAGTTGATAATAATTCGGGTAGCTACAGCCCAATAAGCGGAGGCGGCCGTCCTGGACCTGCACGATCAAACTATAGTTCTTACCTACCTGACGTATATGCTGGTAGTCCAAATCGTATTGAAAAATACATGCAGTACGACACAATGGATATGGATTCAGAAGTAAACGCAGCACTGGATATTCTAGCAGAATTTTGTACAGGAAAAGACAACGGTAATTTAAGCAATTTTAACTTTAACTTTAGAGGGCAACCTTCCAGTACTGAAACTAAACTTCTTAAAGAAGCAATGCAAAAGTGGAGTAAGCAGCAGCGTTTCGACAATAGAATGTTTCGTATTGTGCGTAACACTTTTAAATACGGAGATTGTTTCTTTTTAAGAGATCCAGAAACTAAAAAATTACTTTATATTGATAACGCAAAAGTTTCTAAAATTATTGTTAATGAATCTTTAGGAAAAATTCCAGAACAATATGTAATCAAAGATATTAATTTTAACTTTAAAGATTTAGTTGCAACTACACCACACGGTACAACAAATACGTCACCAAGCGGAACAAGTTCATACACAAGCGGCGGTGGATTTGCACGTGGCATGGTAGGAGATGCAGCACAGCCAACAGGCACACGTTTTCAAAACGGACAAAACGAAATTACAGTAGACGCAAAACATATTGTACACATTTCGTTGTCAGAAGGATTAGACAACAACTATCCTTTTGGTAACTCATTACTTGAAAGTGTGTTTAAAGTTTACAAGCAAAAAGAATTACTTGAAGATGCAATTATCATTTACAGAATTCAACGTGCTCCAGAAAGAAGAATTTTTTATGTTGATGTAGGTAACATGCCTGCACACATGGCAATGAGTTTTGTTGAAAAAGTTAAAAATGAAATTCAACAAAGACGTATTCCTAGTTCAACAGGTGGCGGAACAAGTGTTATTGACGCAAGTTACAATCCTCTGTCAACTAACGAAGATTACTTCTTCCCACAAACAGCAGAAGGAAGAGGATCTAAAGTTGAAACATTACCAGGTGGTACTAACCTAGGCGAAATTACAGACTTAAAATTCTTTACCAACAAACTGTTTAGAGCATTACGTATTCCTGCAAGTTATTTGCCAACATCAATCGATGACCAAGCAAACACTGTATCAGACGGTAAAGTAGGAACAGCATATATCCAAGAATTAAGATTCAATAGATATTGCGAAAGACTACAAAACATTATGGCTGAAGCGTTTGACAAAGAGTTTAAACTTTGGTTAGATGGCAATGGTTATAACATTGATGCATCACTGTTTAACATTAACTTCCAACCACCACAAAACTTTGCAGCATACAGACAAGCAGAACTTGATACTACTAGAGCAAACATCTTTAGCGTTGTAGACGCAATTCCACATTTAAGTAAACGTTTTGCAATGAAACGTTACTTAGGTTTATCACAAGAAGAAATTGCAGAAAATGAAAAGTTGTGGAGAGAAGAAAACGCAGGTAATTTACAAGATCCTGGAGATGCAGGCAGTGAATTAAGATCAGTAGGCGTAACACCTACAGGGATGGCAGCAGACGGCGCGGCTGAAGAAACAGAAGCTCCAACTGAAGCACCTCCTGCTGATGATGTAAGTGGCGGAGAAACAGCAGAAACACCTGCAGTTTAATAAATACTAGTATGCTTTTGAGAGAATTTTTATATTTTAATGATGACGTTAACGACTTTTCCGTCGACCGTCGTTACGACAACAAGAAAGATGATAATGTCCTTTCAAAAGATGACACCAGAAAAGTACGCCTTACATTACGTCAGATTAATCAATTAAGATTACAATCCGAAGCTCATGTTGCTGAAAAAGAATCAGAGCTAGATTTTATTAGACAAATGTACGGGGCGAAGCTTGAGCAAGAAGAATAAAAAACACCACAAAGATATAGCATTCGTATTAGGCAACGGCATGAGCCGCGGCACCATTAACTGTGAAAAACTTTTAAACATTGGAACAGTATATGGTTGTAATGCACAATACAGAGAGTTTGATCCTCATTACATTGTAGCAGTAGATGTTAAAATGGTTAATGAGATAATCGAAGCAAACTACCATCAAAAGGGTACAGTATGGACTAATCCTAATAAAGGGATTAAAACTAATAGTAATATTAATTTTTTTAGTCCACACAAAGGATGGAGTAGCGGTCCTACTGCACTGTGGTTTGCAGCACAAAACGGCCATAGACACATTTATATTGCTGGATTTGACTATCAAGGACTTAAAGGAAAGTTTAATAATATATACGCAGATACCTTTAATTACAAGAAAACCACTGATTCTGCAACGTTTTTTGGCAATTGGCTAAGCCAAACTGAGAAGGTAATTAAGGAATTTACCAAGGTAACCTTTTACAGAATCATTGATGATGGCGCATTTATACCCGATAAACTAGGTCCGCAGCACACTAATTTAAAACACATTAGTATGCGTGATTTTGAGAATACCTTTGAAGGAACTATATATCAACACAAAATGAGTCAAAATAATACCATTTAACCCTATTTTTACAACAATTATGTAAATATATAACAAACAGCCTTACCGATAATTTCAAGGAGAACAAAAATGGCAGATAAATCTACATTAGAACAAATGCTTGAGAACTTGGTTAACGATAACCAAGAGAAAGCAGAAGAATTATTTCACGAGTACGTGGTAACTAAATCACGTGAAATCTACGAAAACCTTATTGAAGAAGAAATGAAAGATGAGGAAGTAGACGAAGCATCAGACGATGACGCAGAAGACAAAGTTGACGAAGCATCAGACGATGACGCAGAAGACAAAGTTGACGAAGCATCAGATGATGACGCAGAAGACAAAGTTGACGAAGCTACTGACG